GACGACATCGTCCGTTTCACTTTCACCAGCGACGGCGACATCGTCTTCCGGAACCAGGCCGGCGAACGAGAGCTTGTTCTGTTCGACACACTGAAACGAGTCCTCTTCTGGGACCCGGCAATGTCCCAGAAAGACCCAAAGCGAAACTCCCGCAACGCCATGGTCGCGGCGGGCATGGACCCGAAAAAGCGTATCTTCATCTTGGACACATTCGCGCAGCACGGCAACGCGGGCTACATGGTGAAGAAGTTCATCGGGATGCATCAACGATGGCAGTGCCATAAGGCCGGGATTGAGGACGTTAACTTCTCCCGCCTGCTCAAGTTCCCGCTGAACGCCGCAATGCGGGATCTGGAATACAGCTTCCACGTTGAGGAGCTTACTCCAATCGGGGATAAGGATCATCGTATCCGTACGCTGATTCCGTTTGCGGAGAGCCACGATCTGTTTGTTCGGGAACGTCTCACCGACTTCATGGACGAGCTGAAAGGCTTTCCACTTATGACCCTGAAAGACGTTCTCGATGCAGCAGCTGCGTGCGTGCCGCTTCTCGGGCAGGTTAAGGGCAACGCGAACAAGACCCGAAGGGGTAACAGCACTCATCACTTACACCTAGCCAGCCGCTCTGCGGTGACAGGCTATTAGAGGTGCGGGTCATCGAACCGCACCAAAAGCATTGACATGAGAAAAACGAAGCCGGAAGAAAAGACAGAATCGGCGTTTGTCACGAAGAAAAGAGAGGAGCGAGCGAATGGCCGGAAGTCACATGGCGACGAAGCTAGGGAAAAGACCAGCGGGAAGGGCGGGCGTGAGCAGAACGTTTCCGGATGGGAAAAAGCCCGTTCGGGGCGGGCCGGTGAAGAAGCCAAATCCGGGGGTGAGCGGAAAGTGAAGGAACAGGCGGTGAAGCATGTCGCCGTAGGCACGATCGTCGGCGGCGTCACTCAGCGTGGGAGTTCTGTCGCCGGCAAGCCTCTCACGAGCAAAATGCACACCGCTTTTCACGGCAAGCGCTGCCCGTCAAACACGGAGCTCTAGTGCCACTGTCTGTTGTAGACATCACGTTCGCCGACGAGAACAGCGAGAAGAAGCTTCTCGCTCTTGTCGAGGAATCTCTGCGCCCTCTCGTTGATGCGCACGGGACTCGTGTTGAGCTCTACAACAACTGGCGTCGGGCGTATAAGGCAATTCCGAAGGTCGCAGTCAAGAACTTCCCCTGGGCGAATGCGTCGAACATCGTCGCACCGCTCATCGGAATGGCGGTGGACGCAATCGTAGCCCGCTTAATGCGAGCGCTCCTCGGAACAAAGGACTTCTGCGAGGTCGAGATCAAATCCAAGCGGTGGGAGCATCTGGAGGTTCCGAACCCCGAAGACCCCACCACGCCGATGAAGCTCTCGATGGAAAAGGAAGTTCGAGATTGGGTTTCGAACTTCGTGAAAGCCTCCGGCGCACGTGACCGCCTGCGGACACTCTTCGCCGACTGCGCCAAGCTCGGAGACGGCTTTCTGAAGCCTATCTGGGCTGAAGAACAACGGATGTATCATGGATACAACGAAAGCGGCCAGGTGGTGGAAATGCCTGTCCCGGAGTATGCAGGCGTTCGATGGACAGTTCCTGCCCCAGACGACATTATCCCTCCCCGTGGATTTGACGAGTGGCAGCAGCTCCCGTTTACGGTTCACGTTCTCCGCTACACGTGGGCCGAGCTCCAGCAGTTCATCGGACTGGAAGGATACCGAAACATCGGCGAAATCGAAACAGCCGTAAAGGCGAAGAGCATCAAGAAGGCCGACGAAAAGGTCCGTGATGATCCCCGCCATGTCCAAGCGACAGAAACAGGCTCGCTTGGAGATGTCGGTCCGGCACAGATCTTTACGTTCTACGAGCTCAACGGAAAGTGGCCTCTCGAAACAGTCAACCCGGAAACAAACGCTCCCGGACTGACGTATCAGGACGCTATCCTGACCTACTCCCTCGACCACAATCTCTTCATCCGTTCGATCATGAACCCGTTCTTCGGGAAGGCGAGACACCTAGTGCGAGTGCCCTTCCTAGTGGTCGAGCATGAACTCTACGGCATGGGTGTTGCAGAACAAATCGAGCAGTTCCAGGAAGCCGCGAGCACTGCTCACAACCAAGTAACGGACGCCGGCACTGCAGCCAACGCCGCTATCGTCGTTATGGGAGACGAAACAGACCTTGGCAACGAGCGCGAAGTCTACCCCGGAATGAAGATTGTCACGCCGAACCCTGACAAGGACGTTCGCGTGATGCATCTTGGCGCTGACAGTAACACGCTCGGCGCGATGGAAGAAAAAGCCATCCGCTACGCGGAAGCCCGTTCTGGCGTATCACCTTACCACCTCGGAATGGAATCTACCGTTGTGGGTTCGCGGGCAACTGCGACTGGCACCACCGCCCTCATCGGAGAAGGCAACCTCCGCTTCTGGATGTCGATCGACGACATCCGGCACGCCGTCGAAGAATGCCTCTACCTCACGATCGGGCTGGAACAACAGATGCGTCCGGAAGGCCACGAGTGGGCTGAGGGGCGTTTCATTCGCTTTCCGCAAGGCGACGTTCGCACCTCAATCGGCCTGCAGTTGACATTGACTTCTGAAAAGATCAACCGGGATATGGAGATCCAAAATCTCCAACTCCTGATGCAGGTCCTGAACGAATACTACATGCGGATTATGCAGGCATCCGCTCTGATGCAGTCGCCGGGGGTTCCCCCGGTACACAAGCTCGTCATCGCACAGGTGATGGACGCGAGCCTGCAGATTGTCAAACGGTTCGTAGAGCGTTTCGACATCGAAGACATCGACGAGGTCGTGCCCGGCCTCATGGATACCATAAACAGGGCGATGAGGATCGTAAATGGCATCCCGGGAATACAACCACAACTTGGACCTCCTCAGCAGCCAGAGCAAGCGCCAGAAGGCCAACCAAGTGCCTGATCTTGCATATGCTGCCGGGATAGTTGATGGTGAGGGAACCATTAACATCAACGGGTTTCAGCAGGGCGGCCCTGGATGCATGCAGCTACAGTTCTATGTGTCTATGATTCACACGGGCGCGCTTCAGCTTCTTTCCGAGCTGTTCGGTGGTGATGTTAAGCTTTACACAAACAGCAACGGGAACCCGATTTATCGATGGGGTCTCACGGGCAGTAGCTGTGAGATTCCTCTGATCCAGCTTATCCCATTTCTCCGCGTGAAGAAGAGACAAGCAGAGATTGCCTTAGCATTAATCTCTACCAGCGTTGGGTCAGGGCAGAAGCATTCAGACGAGAACGTCCTTATTCGGCAACGGCTTCTCGAGCTTATGCGCGAGGCGAACAGTGGAGTTTAGAGAGTTCCTGGTGCAACTGCCGGCCCCCAACCGCCGCCTCCTGAGGGACTGCCTCCAGGCGGAGCTGGACCGGGCCAACCAGGCCCTCCGAACCAGTAGCACCACGCTTGAAATGTGGCGTGCACAGGGTCGTGGGCAATACATTCATGGGCTGATCTCTACTCTCGAGAAGGCAGACGACAAACCACGAACAGACGCACGCCCTTCGGGCACCAGCGGTTATTGAGGACAACATGGCAGACGCAGATCCGAACAGCATAATCTCAGAAGGCCCCTTTGCAGGGCTCACAGTGCAGCAAGCACTCGACCATGCGCTTGCAGTGCATGCCGCGGCGGAGAACAACACTGTTGTTCCTCCCCCTCCAAAACCGGCAGTTGTTCCTCCTGTCGCGCCGAACGGCGACAACGTGGACGCCGTAACGCTTCTCACCCTCCAACGGTTAGAGCAGGACGACGAAACTGCATTTGCGTCGACGGTCACCGACTACGCAACGCACAAACCGAAAATCGACGAGATCAAGAAGAACCTGCACCCCGTACAACGGATGCAGAAAGGCTTGCACAAGCGGTTGTACGAAAATCTCCGCCTGGAAGAGCCCGGCGTCCAAGACCACATCTACGGCAGGCCGCCGGCGGTAGTCGAACCGCCTCCGGTTGAGGAACTTGTTGTGGTTCCTCCGGTAGCTGTTGTTCCGCCGGTTCCCGTACCTGTCGTCCCGCGTCCTGCGCCGCCTACTGCAACACCGACTCCAGCAAGTCGCGTTGCAACGCCGCCGGCACCCGGAGTCCGGAAGCCCAAGCTGATCGCCACCCCGAAGGTAACCGAGGCGGCTGGCGTCTGGGGCATGACCGTCGACGAATACCTTATCAGCCTTGAAGACCGAGGGATGACGCAAGACGAGCTGGACAAAGGCTCGTCTCCTCGAGCAACCACACAACAATTCGGGAGCACAGCATATGGCCGCACAAGATCCTCTCGTTAACGACGAATTCTTCGTCGCCGACAAGGACCCGGACTACGTCTACAAGTGGTGCAACACGCGCGAACGCGTGATGATGCGCCGCTCTCGGCAAGGGTACGAGGTCGTGAACACCCCGGAAGATATTCCGGCAGCTGTTCGCGCGCTCAGCCCTGCGCTCACGCCCGGTGGCGAGATGACTCGCCGTCGCGGTGATCTGATCCTCATGCGGATCAGAAAGGACCTGCACGCAAAGAATGTTGCAGGGCCGATTCGCGACGCGCGTGAGCGCCACAACGTCTCGCTGGACACGATGATCCAGCAGGCAAACGAACAAGCACAACGAGCTCTGCGTGCGGCGGGATATCCGGAAGCGTCCGTTCGCGCTTCACATGTGTTCGCCGACTCGCCCGAGCCTTTCAAGCAGTAGGAGCTAAACGCAGTGGCAACAGGCCCAGTAATTGCGTTTCGCGCCCTGAAGACGTTGTCGGGAATGTCTGTCCCTCGACAGGACTTTCCGGAAGCGGCCACGCAGACCTTTAAAGCTGGCGCTCCGGTCTACCTGAACCTGGGATACCTGAACGAGTGCGGGGCCAACCCCCAGCTCATCATGGGCATCGCATCGCGCGATGGACAGTCCGGCAGCGCCGCAGGGGCGAAAACGCAAACAGTGGTCCTCGCCCACCCCGACACGCTGTTCATCGGGAACCTCGACGCATCAGCCGCTCTCACAGGGACCGGCGCCGCAACCGACCGCGGCAAGATGTACGGGATTACGAAGCACGCGTCAAACGGGAAGTGGAGCGTGGATACGGACAAAGCGGTCGCAGCAACCAGTCGCGTAGTCGTCTGGGATCTGTACGACCAGCTCATCAGCGGGAGCACTGGCAGCGGCGTGGAACCGGCATGGACAGACACGACTCCGGTCGTGGTGTTCAGCTTCGGCAACACGTTCTACCAGGGCTACCGGACGTCGTAGGGAGGATCTGACAAATGGCAGTTACACAGACTGGCGGCTTTGCCGCACTGCTTGCGCCAGGCCTCTTCCGCGTACTGTTCAACGAGATCGACCGGCAGCCGAACCAGTGGATGCAGGTGTTCAACGTGGACAGTTCGAAGCGGGCCTACGAAGAGGACCTGAAGATGGCAGGCCTCGGCAGCATGGTGGCGAAGCCGGAAGGCGAGAACGTTACGTTCGACGTTCCGTTGATCGGCAGCTCCGTGCGTTACACACACTCACCGTACGGCATCGGCTGGCGGGTCACCCGCGAGATGTGGGATGATGACCTCTACAGCATCATGCGGAAGATGCCTGCGGAAGTTGGGAAGGCTGCGTCGTATCGTGTTGAGGTGGATGCTTGGAGCATCCTGAACAACGCGTTCAGCAGCAGCTTCCTCGGTCTCGACGGCCTCGCCCTCTGCCACACGGCGCATACGCGCCTGGACGGCGGTGCGACGCTCGCGAACAAGCCCAGCACGGATGTAGACTTCAGCGCGTCGGCCTATCAAGCCGGCCTGGACCACTTCAAGCAGCTGGTGGATGACCGTGGTCGGCCAATCATGATGACGCCTGGTGCGATCATCGTCGATCCTACTTTCGAGTGGGCCGTCCGCGAAGTCATCATGTCGGAGTACAAGCCGTACTCTGCAAACAACGAGATCAACGTTCTGAAGAGCGACGGGCAGGTCGATTACATGCTCGTCCGCTACCTCACCGACGCTGACTCGTGGTTCCTGCTGTCAGCCGACCACGACCTGAACTTCTGGTGGCGCGTACGTCCGGAAACGTCCGATGCGGACGATTTCCTCTCGGGCGACGCCCTGTTCAAGGTCTATGCACGCTACACAAAGGGCTTCTCCGAGTGGCGCGGCGTGTACGGATCGAGCGGAGGCTAAACCATGACCCAGTCCGCAAGTGTTCGTGACGGAATTCCTGGGTTCACCCGCCTGACGGTTGCTCGCGCTGGTGCGACACCGTCAGGGGTCATCATCCAGGACAGCGGTGGGTATGACTACTACCTCTGGGTGGATACCTCTGGAGTCGTTCGAGTGACGGATGCTGCTACGGCCGAGACTGCCGGGTTCAACTGGAACACCGGCGGCACGAAGATCGGCACGCAGAGCTAGACGAAACGGGAGGGTGAGATGCCCTTCCGCTTCCTATATCGCCCAAGTGGCATGCGCCCTGTAATTGTAATACCGTCCTTCCGTGGAGCGTTCAGGCTCCAGCGCCTGCTTGAGAGTGTTCTGCTGTATGATCCCGCCGCGTACTCCTCCGCGAATTGGATTGTAGTGGAAGACCCGAGCGATGAACGCTCCACGGCCGACTTTCGGAAAGTGCTGACTGGGTATCCTGCGGTTTTCCGCAAGCTCCCAGCATGGTCCAACATGCATGGGGCAGCGATGGCGGCGTTTGAGTTTGCTGCCGAGGTTTACGATCCAGAGTGGGTTATCTACCTTGGCGATGACATCCTTGTCACGCCGAACGCCCTAAGCTCGATGATCTCGTTTCTCACCCTCAACAAGCTTGAAACGGTCGGACTTGCGCAGTTCCCTTACTGGAACGCGCACGAACTCTGCCAGGCTGACAACCACAGCGACAGGCAGGGCCCCGGACTCCTTCGGACGAAAGAAGACATGTACTCTCAGGACCCCTCGTGGCTTTTGGATGTCCCACGGAACCCTCACTGGGAAGGAGAAGGCTATGCACGACCCTACATCAACGTCAATGGAGTCGGATTCGCCGCCCGTCTCTCCAACTACCTCGACGTGGGAGGATTTGCTCACGGAACCTGGTGCCTTGATGAATCCATTGCCGTTCGCACGTGGCTCAACGGACCTCTTGGTGTTGTGTGTTTACCCGGACCTTGCCTCGTTCATTACTTTGGGGCGGCTTCCGTCAGCGGAACACCCCCTCACGACCTTCATACAGAGGAGCGATGGGCCGTGGCAATGGGCATGTCAAAGGCCGAGTCCGCTCGACGAATGTACGAGAAGCTTGAACAGCGAAAAGCAGCCATCCTAGCGGAAACAAAAGCAGCGCAGTATTTCAGCCCAGGGGCATTCGTATGAAGTTCTTGGGAGTTTTACACTCGGAAGCGGACTACGTAGGACTTCGGACTATTGTCGTGCCTTCCGGGATAGGAGAGTTCCAGTGGGCGTGGACGAAGTACCTAAACAGCGGTGAGGACTTCTGCATCCTCGCACTTGACGGAGCTCCTCGACGCCTGCATCAGTTCTGCGAGCTTCACCCCCGTGTGAAAGCGTTCGGCTACAGCACGATCTTCGACTACACGCAGATCCGCATGTGGCAGGACTTTCACAAACTCGACACGTGGGCGGCGGTCACGAACCGCTTCGCTCTTGGTTCGATGACGGCTCTTGCCTGCAACCCTCATCTTGAGGCGGGAAAGCCCCTGGCGGATTGGATGCCTGATCTCCCTACGAGCTACAAGTATAAGCTAGAGGTTCAAAACGGGCAAACGATCAAAGCTGCGCGGTACCTCCGGAACACTGAACCGACGGACGTGCTGGTTGGAATTTCGTGCGCGTCCTACAGAGGGGCGGATGCCTGGAAGACTTGGCATGCTTCCGAGTGGCTGATCTTCCTCGGACTCATACAGAAAGAGGTGCCGAATGTTCGCTTCGTACTACTTGGAGGCTCGTGGGACGACCTCACAGCCTCGATATACGATGAGGATTCGGAACTCCGGTGGCTGGTTGATCCTCGGGGTTTCCCTCCTGTGGGACGAACTGACTTTGGAACAGCAGTTGGGATTCTTGAGGGACTGGATGCGTATGTCGGCTTCAGCTCCGGACTCGGGCACGTGGCCGCCCACAATTGCGGAACGCCTGTCTGGATGTTTTGGCCGGAGCACGAAACAGCGCTTTCGACTACGTGGGTAGATCCGGAGCTCTTGGAAAGCGGAGCGTACGTGCCCTCCGCCTGGATCCGTCCGGAAGCCGCATTCATCGCAGCAAAGCCTTGGCTGAGGAGAGTTCTTGATGGACAATACCATCTTACAGAATCTCGCCAGGCTGTTTGAAGGCGAGCATGAAGTAACTCTTAGCACGAAAGATGGCTCTTCTGTCACTCTAAGCATCAAGACGGTGGTTAAGCTACCGGAGGTGCTTGAGGAGATTCCAGACGTGGGCAGTATTCGAAACATTCCGCGAGTTGGGGCTACGCCCCAACTACAAGTCTCTGCGGATGAGACTCGAGTACCGCCCTCAGACCTGATCATAGACGACGAGCTGACCACGTGGACGATCGGGGGAGGAGGAGAAACCCTCCGCGACGGCGTTCACACGGGAGCCGGGTACGTCAACGAGCTCCTTTGGTATCAACATTCTCTCTACGGACGTGTCGGCACTGATTGGTACCAGTTCATCGACTCAGCGTGGACATTCATCGGCACAGACGATCCTACAGACGATCCCGCCCCTCCTGTTGGCGATGCTCGCTACGTCTCTGCCACGGCCGGCAGTAATAGTAACGACGGCACTGTCGAAGCTCCCTGGGCTACGATTCCATACGCCCTGAGTCAGATGCTTCCCACGCAGATCTTATACCTACGTGAGGGTGTATTTAGTGGGTCAACTAATAGGATCGATAACTCCGTTACTGCAGTTCCAAGCGGCAATTCCTGGTTAGAGCCTATCACGATCTCCGCCTTTCCGGGGGAAACAGTCACCATCCAGCAGGCGTGGGGGTATAGCAGTATCACTCTCCGCGGAGCCTTCGGATCCGCTCACTATCTCATCTTCCAAGATATCATCTTCGATGGTGTGAATAACACTAACGAGAACGTCGACATCATTCACCTTGGAGGAGGGCCGAGCGAGGAAGTTAGTCACATCAGGTTCCTTCGTTGTGAAGTTAAGAACGCTTGGTCTATGGGGCTCACTCTCGGTGGGTCGAATGGAGACACCCCGTTTAACGAAATAGTTCAATGCGTATTTCATCACAATGGCCTCAATCTGAATCCAAGCTGTCTATGCCAGTTACACGCGATTTACTGCGTGACGAGTCGGTTGCTCATCGAGGATTCGATCTTCCACGACAACTACGGAACTCCGATCAACTGCTACGACAACGCCGGATCACTAAAAGTCTACGAGAACATCATCCGCGGAAACATCGTATACGACAACCACGCCCTGCCGGGTGCCGGCCCTGGAGCGAACCTCGAAAACGCAGGGATCCTCGTCGCATGGGGCGACGGGAATCAAATATACAACAATTTCTGCTTTCGTAACGACATCGGCTTTCAGATCTACACAAACGCATCCAATACGAAAGTCTACCACAACACCGCATACGGCAACGTCACGAGCGGCTTCCATTTCCAATACATGCTCGGCGACGCTATTCTGAAGAATAACATCGCCTATAACAACCCGACGCCTGTCGTTGAGGCAGATAGTATTGGCGGCGTTGTGATTGCATCGAACAACATCACAGCCGACCCGTCGTTCGTGAATGCTGCTGCTGGAGACTTCCGGTTGCAATCCGGAAGCGTTGCACGAAATGCCGGCGCAAACCTTCTCGCAGTTGTTCCGACCGACGCTAACGGTGTCGCTCGAGACACAGTTCCCGATTGCGGCGCACTTGAATTCGTCTAGGAGAGATACATGTCTGTAACGCGAAAATCGAGGTCGATCGTCTTCACCGCGCAGGATGACACCGCAACAGGACCGTTCCGACTACGGCGGTTGTCCTACGTCGGTGCAAGTCTGACTGCAGGGCAGACTCTCACGATCGTCGATCCAACAAGTGACTCAATCCTGGCGCAGCACATCGTCGAAGATACCATCCAGAACATCGAGTTCAACTTCATGTCGCACTGGGTCGGCGGAATCAAAATCACCGCGATGCCAGTCTCCGGCGGAACCGTGTACGCAGAAATCGGATAGCCGTGGCTAGTTGGGGGAAGAGAGCTATGAAAAAGGCAAGAGAGCAGAAGGGTAAGCCGCCGGAATCTAGTGGCGTGCCTAGCGCTCCTAGTAGCTCCACGCCAGCACCAGAACCCGTAGTGACGGCTCCTGTCGTTGAAGAACCTGCACCGCTTCCGCCAGGCCCTGCTGTCGAGCCGACTCCAGAGCCGACTCCAGAACCCACTCCCCTGCCTTCCACGGAGCCTGATATGGGATCGATTCGAAACATTCCGCGAGTGCCTCCAGTTCAAGGAGGGGGCGGGGGAGCTGGTCTGCTGCCTGCGTTTACTCCCTCTAATCTAGTCTATCGGGGCTCATATCGGATTCCGACGCCGTCTCCGTCCGGGGGGTTTCAGGGCTGGGGTCCTCCTTACTTAGGAGGCCCTAATGGTCTCACAGTTAAGTATCAGTCTGGTGTCCCTCATCTCCTAACGGCTGTCGGCAATTCCACCTCTGGGCATATGGGGCATCTCCTTCAGTGGCCGACTATCACACCAGAAATACCCGGGAGCCCCCTCGTCCCTAGTAATTATAGCGCTGCTACGTTAGCAAAGGAATACCCTGATATCTACGGAGCGTCTGGGGTCAACTTTAAGCGCCTCATCAACTATGAAGGGACACCGAACGTTGAGTTCATCAACAACGGCCTGACGCCGGCCGGGAGTGTGTATTGGGATGAGACGGAGAGCAAGCTCTGGTGGATGTACAACTTCTCTTACGGTGCCCCTGATGGTGACTACTGCCTTGGATATTCCACCCTTAACTTCTCTAATGGAACTTCAACCCCTCATGGTCCTTGGCTGTTGAGTGCTACGAAGCAGAAGGGCTGCAACGCTGGGATGTTGGAGATTCCCGCTGCTGTCGTGACTGCATTGGGGCTGGCTGATAAGCGACTAGCCGTTGTCGGCTCGTCTCAGGTCAGTACCGTCGCCGCCGGAGATACTAGTTTTGGTCCTATACTCACAGCGTTCAAGCCAAATTCGTTACCATCAGAGTCTGGAACCATTGCAGATAGCTTGAGACTTGTCGGTTACGCGCCTTGGGCGAATACTCCCGATTCGACACACAAGAGGCCATTCCGTCCGAGTGGGTTAGACGTAACATACCCCCCACTCGAAAAGCTATCCGACTGGCCGACAGATCAGTGGTGCGACCAAGACAACTCCTACGGAGGGGTGTGGATACATGGCAATACCAAGGGAGGCTTTCTGTCCATCAGCCGCATGTGCCTGGGCTACCCCTGGTATGTGTCGGGCTCGCAGGGGAACGAAAGCACATTCCTTCAGCTTAATATCTTCTCAGAGGCGGATATTGAAAGTGTGGTGCTAGGGGCCAACCCCTACGACATTCTGCCAATCCCTTACGAGTTCACGGGGCTTCCGTTTGATTACTCCACTATGGTGAGTGTCCCCCGAGCAAACATCTCGTCGATTACGGCTCCAACAGGACAAGACCAAACGGCAGCACATCCAGCGACTGTCGTAACATTGACCCCCCATGGCTGCTCAGTCAACGATCTCGTGTTTCTCCACAACACAGGCGTCGATGAGTTTGATAATGCCTGGATTGCCTACGAAGTTGACAGCCCTACTCAGTTGAAGATCGGGGACAACAACCACACCAATAAGTTCTGGTCCGGAGCCTCTGCGAGTGCCGGAAGCCTTAAAGTGACCGCCACTGGCATGGCGACGATGTTTGGCCTCGCTTATGACTCATTGACTAGGTTAGTTCACATGGGTTGGGTCAATAACATCGGCCCTACTGGCATGGTCTCTGTTTTTGAGTATGTGGAATAGGGCATAAATGGCAACAGCATCAGACGACTTCAATCGTGCCGACGGCGCCCTTGGGTCGAACTGGACCACTGTCATCGGCGGTGGTGGGGAAGTCGCAGGTAACCTCGCCAGAGGAAACAGCGCCACGGAATCAGGATCGATGTGGACGATAGCAACCACAGACTTTGCTGATAATCACGAAGTCCAAGTCACTAAAGTAAGCGACACCTTCATGAACTTCGGTGGGCCTGCCGTGCGCATGTCTACAGGTAGTGGCGGAAACGGATACGTCTACTTCAACAACGGGTCACTTCAGAAAGTCGTTGCGGGCACTCGGTCAACTATTGATGGAGGTTTGGCGACATTCGATGCTGGGGATGTTATTCGTATTCGCGCAACAGGAACCACCATTGAGTGCTGGAAGAATGGGGTATCCCAAGGCACATTCGGTGATAGTGATCTAGCTACAGGTCAACCAGGGATGCTATTCTACAACGACGATTCTGGAGCTTTAGACGACTGGTCAGCGACAGACGAATTTGGCGGTGGCGCGGCAAACCCTTTCTTCACTCAAATTGAGGCGGCAATCGTATGATCCACTCCCAGCGCGACCTCGAAAACTACCTCATGATCGACAACCGAGCAAACGGCGGGGGGCTGCTCGAGTCCGCCGTTTCGCGTTGCTCGCACTGTCACACGCAAGTCGTTCTCAACCCCGACCGCACACGCCCTCGGGAGTACTGCTCTAAGTGCGACAAGTACATCTGCGATGGGTGTGCTGCAACTCGTAAGGGGGTGGACGAGTGCGTCCCCCTGGACA